TCTCACTTGGTTTACCTATTGAGGTACCTTGGTATTCTTCAAAATGTGATTTATATGTACTGACTATTGTTGAATTTAGTCTATGTAAGCAGTCAAAGAAGGTTTGTTTTTCAACATCTAATTTTGTTCTAGAACGACCAACCCAGTATTGTGCTTCGGTTTCAATATTGGCTGTACACATTGCAAGTACTTCTTCCAATTCGAATTGTTTAGTTCCAGTGTAATGTTGTACATGTTTAGTAGAGTGATTTATTAGGAAGTGTGCCATCATAGCTTCTAGTTTTCTTATTTCTTTGTCTCTAATCACTCTTCGCCAGCAACTTTTCATATGTTTGATGTATGCTACCCTTTCTGCAAAAGTCATAGAATTGTAGAGAAGCTTCAATTTGAGGTTAGCCTCAGTTTGACGATTCTTAAATGGTAGTAACCCAAATCCACCGAATTCCTCTGGTACTCTTAAGGGGAGTTGTCGTGAAACGACTTTTAGTTCTTGGTGGTAAAGCATCGAAACTATATCTATTATGCCTTTAACTTCGTTTGGTGTTGCTTTGGCTATTTGTTGGTTGTTTACTTCTTTGATCCTGAGATACTCGTCTTTATCCTCATCACCATTTTCCGTTTTAGCTGATAGAATACTTTTAAACTCTGGGAATTCCATGATTTTGATTTTCTTAAGATCAAAATATGTTCCGCAAAAGAGGATAAAACGATTTGAATGGAATTCTTTCTTAGCGTTCATTCTGAAACCAATAGCTTTCATTGCCGATAAATATCTTTGTTTGGTGGTTTCAGACCAATGTGCAGCAAGATCATCACCGAAAATACAAGCGCGTCTTGGGTCACCTGATTTGGCTACTGCAAAATGGTGCAGTATGCATAAGACAGCAAAGGATAGGCGAAGTCCCATTTGTGTTCCTGATGTTTGAGGATAGTGAAGTATCGTTCTGCCTTTTTCATCTTTCGTCTTTCTTATTGGTGTCATATGATTCTTTTGCATGATATCATATTCGAGTGTGCCCATGTCGTCGTACCAGGTTTCTCGCATTATTGCCTCATATGTGGTTTCACCCATGTCATTTTCGTGTGATCTCAACCTAATACCTGAAAGAAACATCGTTCCATCATCTATGATTGGTTTCGCATGGTTCAACTCCATCCACCTAATTGCATTTTGTGCTGTAACTTTTGTATTCTGGCCGTCTAGATAGACGTTGCTTCTATGCAATGATTGTGTGATTGGAGGATATGTTGTATTTTGATTACGATGGTATTTAGGTTCGCTAGGTTCCATAACTACAGCATCACTAAATCCTGAAATTGAAGAGGAGGATTCCTCATCTAATGAATAGTCTCCCCAAGCCTTGACTTCTTTTGTATCATCTTCTTCATCGAAAAAGACTTGGGGTTCCTCCTCAGATGGGAGTATAATATCGAAATCATCCATTGAAATGGATGGGGATTTAGTGTCAATAGTCACTTCATCTTGAATCACTTCTTCTCGTAATTTGTACACTCGTGGTTCATTTTTAATATCTAAATTGATGATATGGCGACTCCCGTCGGGTTTGGTTAAGTAATAAGCATTTTCTACATTTGGATACGGTTCTATACGATTTTGATCAACTAAAACTTTGTAAAATGTTGCGAAGTTTGTAACATTCATG